TCCTCGCGGCGGTGTCACAATGACCACAATCAATCTCTTTCTGCGCGGTGTTTCGCTAACCTTGCTGCTACTCGCCGTTGAGAGCCTGCGCATGCGCTGCATTCGTCATGGGCTGCGGTACGACATGGCGTTCCTTCAGATTGAGGCTGGCATCCAATCGGAAATCGACCGCGTGATGGATGCCCGCCGCGAAATGGTGAGGCAAAGAAATGCGTGACTATCTCATCCACAATGCCGCGCCTGACGAGACAGATGCCCGCGTGCTGCCTGTCATCGCCTACAGCAATCTCGGCTCACCCGGATCAACTGACGAGGCAGGCAACGTGCTCACCGAGGGCACGCCACCCACGGCAGCGGATGGCACATGGCATATCTTCTCCGACGACACGATCCCGGCTGAGCTTGCGGCGTTTGTCGTGGCGTCCGGTGATCGCAGCACTGGCCTCAGGCTCCCGGCTGGCATTGCCGGGCTCTCAACCATATGGGCGGGGATGACTGTCCTGCCGCACGCACCCTAACCACTTTTGAAATCCCTCGCTGAACCTAGAAAGGCAGCAATTATGACCACCGTAGACAGCGCCTCCGACGCTCGCACCGTGAACAACACGATGCGCCACGCCTATCGCGTCCTGAACGATGCCGAGAAGGCCAATATGCAGGCAATCAAGGATGCCGGACTGGCGTTCCACGACCAGATCGCGGGCCTAGGCAATAGCCGCGAAATCTCGCTGGCGAAGACCAAGGTGGAAGAAGCGGTCATGTGGGCGGTCAAGCACATCACCGCCTGACCCACTGCGAACCTAGATGCGAAAGGAGGTATCCCGTGCGCCGGATAATCATCGAGACGACTTCCGCTGTTATAGCGGGGCTGTTTGCCGCATCCATTGCGATCGTGCTCAGCGCCATGATCTCTGGTCACGCCATCGCCGGGTCGAACGGGCCGGTCTGCAAGTCCACCCCCTGCACGCTCAACGAGCCGGGCGGCTGGGCTGACAAGTGGTTCGCGAAGGTGGATAGCTACGCAGCCAATGGCATTACGTTCAAGACACTGCCAAGCGCGGCGACGAACTTCTGGACCCAGTACAATGCATGGATGCGCGGGCAGCGGTCTTTCCCGACCGGCTATTGCCTGAGCGCGTGTGCCATGACGGCGGGCAAGCTCTACAACGAAGGCCGGATCAAGATCGATCCGAATACGTGGCTCTGCTTCTGCCACACCGGAAGCAACCATATCTGGTCGCTGATGGCCACGGCCGACAGCTACAACGGCGCATGGTTCGGCGCGCTGCTGACGGGCAAGCCGTTCAGGCTGAGGGATGTGCAATGACCGACGGATGCACCGGATTTCAGTGGGCGGAATGGCTGTTTCCGAAGATCACCGCCTGTTGCACGATCCATGATACGGGCGGCACGGACGGCACGCTACTCGATTGCCTGCAAATGAACCTACCGGGGTGGGCATGGCCCTTTGCCGCTGCCTCGGTTGCTGTCATGGTATTGTTTCGACCCGTCTATAACTGGCTCAAACGCAAGGGAAAGCCATGACAACGAGCGGATCTTATAATTTTAATCCCGGAATGGGGGAACTCGTTTTGTATGCGTATAACCAGATTGGTATACGCAACACGTCCATTGTGCAGGAGCACATGTCCACCGCCAGAATGGCGGTAAATATGATGTTGGCGAGTTTCAGCAATCAGGGCGTTAACCTGTGGAAGGTTGATCTCGTCACGGTTCCGCTGGTGGAAGGCGTTTCGACGTATGCCGTAGACCCCAGCACGGTGGTCATCCTCGACGCGTATGTAACCATCGACAATGGCGCTGGCGCCCCGATTGACCGGATCATCCTGCCCGTCAGCCGCACGGAATATTCGAGCTACCCCAACAAGCGGCAGCAGGGCTTTACGACGACCTATTGGTTTGATCGCCTGACGAGCCCCACGGATATGGTGGGCCCGGGCGACAGCGAAGTGCCGCCCGTGTCCGGCCCGCAGGTGACGTTGTGGCCCGTGCCCGACGGCAGCAGCGCGCAGTACCTGAAGTACTACCGGCTCGTGCAGTCGCAGACCTCGAATTACGCCAATGGTCAGACGGTCGATATCCCGTTCCTGTGGATGGAAGCCTTCGCTGATGGCCTCGCATACCGGCTGGCCAAGATCTGGAACCCCCAGATGGCTGTCGGCCTGAAGGCGGCGGCTGATGAGGCCTACCAGATCGCGGCGTCTCAAAACGTAGAGACGGCAAATACCTACATATCTCCCCAGTTAGCTGGCTATTTCAGGCCCTAAAATGAAAGCCAAAGACGCCGATAAGCCCATATTCTACGTGTATGAGCACTGGAGGATGGATAAAGGCGTTTGCTTTTATGTTGGCAAAGGCAAAGGCAACCGCGCTTGGAAAGTAAAAACCCAGCGCAATCGCCATCACGCAGCCATTGTCAAAAAACTGGAAAAAACTGGTTACATCGTAGATGTGCGTATCGTAAAAAGCGATATGTTTGAAGCTGATGCCTTGGAATTGGAAAAGCAGCTTATCGCTTTTCATGGGTTCGACCACCTAACCAACAAAACGAATGGTGGGGACGGTTTGACAAGTCCCACCGAGGAAACTCGAAAAAAAATGTCCGCTTCTCAATTGAAGCGATTTCGGGAATGCCCTGAAGAACTCGAAAAAATGTCTCTTGCGAGGAAGGGACGAAAAACTTCTGAAGAGACAAAAAAGAAACTTTCACTGCTCAATCGTGGGCGGAAAATGCCTGCTGAAGCGCGCGCTAAAATGAAAGAAGCGGCGAAATTGCGAGGCATATCGCAATCTACGCGCGAGGCGCAGAGGCTGGCTGTGACGGGTAAAAAGAGGTCTCCTTTTACGGAAGAGACCAAGAAAAAGATGTCGGAAGCTGCTAAGGTGCGAGAAGCGAAAAAAAAGCTGGCTCGTAACATGGAGGCTAACTGATGTCTTATGCGTCTCAGGCCGGTCGGGCCAGAACGAGCCCCAGCAATCCGCAGGCGCACGCCATATGCGACAGGTGCGGATTTCGATACAATCACGCTAACCTGCGTTGGCAGTACGACTGGCGCGGCGCCTCGCTGGCCAATATCCGTTTGCTGGTTTGCCCTACCTGCTACGATAACGCGCAGCAGCAGTTGCGGGCAATTGTTGTCCCTGCGGATCCGCTGCCTATCTCTAACCCGCGCACGCAGGATTTTGTGGCAGCGGAGGCAGGGCCCGTCCCCTTCGCGGCCATGGCGCAAAGCGCCGACCCCTCAGACGGGTTTTTGAGCGTGCCGCCGGACGAAGAAACGCCTTAAAAATGCAACCTCTTTGTTGGATAGAGATAAATGCCCCCTGACGTTGATATGCAAACTTGGGTCAACATCATTGCCACGATAGCGATTGCCGTCGGGGGGTGGTTTGGCCGATCTCTTTGGGACGCGGTCGACAAGCTGAAGAACGACCTGCACCAGATCGAGGTCGATCTCCCGAACAATTACATCCAGAAAAATCAGTTTTCTGAGGGAATGAAGGAGATCAAGGAGATGTTGATCCGGATCTCAGACAAGCTCGACGGCAAAGCGGACAAATAGCCTAAGGAGATAGGCATGCAGACGAACGCTGAAGGTCTTTCCCTGATCAAGCTCTATGAGGGGTTGCGGCTCAAGGCCTACAAAGACCCGGTTGGCATTTTGACCATTGGGTATGGCCACACGACTGCTGCTGGCGATCCCGAGGTTACGCCCGGCATGGAGATCACCCGAGAAGAGGCCGAGGCCATGCTTCGCCGAGATCTCGTGAAATATGAAAAGGCGGTGGCTGATGCCGTCAAGGTCGACCTGACCAGCAACCAGAACGCAGCTTGCGTTTCGCTCTGCTACAATATCGGGCCCGGCAATTTCAACAAATCCTCGGTCCTGCGCTTCATCAATCAGGGCAAGTTCGACGATGCGGCTGACGCTTTCCTTCTGTGGAACCGCGCTGGCGGAAAGATCATTCCCGGCCTTGTGAAGCGCCGCGCCGCTGAGGCCGCGCTATTCATCAAGGGGAGCGGCAATGTCGACACCCCGAAAGAAAAGCGCGAGCCGGTGGAAGCCGTGGCTGGCAAGCCTTCCATCCTGAGCACGACCAATGTTGCCGCTGGTGTCGCTGCCGCAGCAACAGTCAGCGCCTCGGCCAAAGAGATCGCCAACAATGCCTCGGCGGTGCTCTCCGGGCAGAACATAATTGGCGTCCTTGCCTTGGTCGTGCTGGGCGCCTTGGGCTGGATCGTCTATCAGCGGTACATCCACAAACGGGACTGGGGGATCTGATGCTCGCACTGCTCACCAAGTTGCTGGCGGGGCCGCTGGTCGACAAGATTGTCGGCATTTTCGGGGCCATGCAGGAGCGTAAGCACTCAGAGGCGGAGATCCGCGCTGAGATCGAGAAGCAGGTGCTTGGCACGATTGCAGAGGTGACGCGGACGCAGGGCGACGTTATCATGGCGGAAATGCGGGGCGAGAGTGCTCTGCAGCGGCTGTGGCGCCCGGTGACGGCGCTGTTGTTCGTCTGGATCGTGTTCTGGTTTGGCTTTCTCCAGCCGCTCTTCGTGGGCTGGTTTGGCCTGCCCCCGCTGCGCGTTGGAGACACGCTGCTTCTGCAAATCATAGACTTGGTAAAATTGTGCTTAGGCGGTTATATTGGGGGCAGAACACTCGAAAAGATCGTCTCCACCGTAAAGGGGTAAGGCCATGACCACCGGCTTGAGCTATGACGGCAGCGTTGCTGGAACCTCCAGCTATGTGGCCCAGATTGCCAACATGGCCGTCGTGGATCCTGCCAATCCCGAATTCCTGCTCATGCTGCCGCAGGCAATCACATACGCAGAAAACCGGATGTATCGTGATCTGGATTTTCTCGTTACCAGCGCCTCTGAGACGTACACGCTGACAGCTGGCAGCCGCAAGCTTCAGCTTGTCGGGTACCCTTTCGTGGTAAGCGAGCAAATCAACATTATCACGCCTGCCGGGGAGGTTGACCCGGACGGCGCGAATGCCACTCGGAACCCGTGCCTGCCCGTGACGAAGGAGTTCCTCGACGCCGTCTATGGCTCGTCTGCCGTGGCAAATCGGGGGTTGCCGCAGTATTTTGCGCCGTTCAACGACAATCTCTTCTATCTGGGGCCCGCCCCCGATGCGGCTTACACGGTCGAGGTTGTGGGGACGGAGCGCCCGGCCAGCATGTCGGCCACAAACCTCAGCACGTTCATCAGCCTGTACCTGCCGGACCTCTTTATCATGGCATCCATGATCTATGTCGCGGCCTACCAGCGCAATTTCTCGTCGGCTGGCGGCAATGATCCGCAGATGCCCGTCACTTACGAAACGCAGTACCAGACGCTGCTCAAGGGCGCGACGGTCGAAGAAGCCCGCAAGAAGTACGAGGCTTCTGGATGGACTTCCCAGTCCCCGTCGGTCGTTGCAACGCCGACCAGAGGCTAAATCATGCCCCACGCAACCATGCGGCTCGTACCGGGCGTCGACCAGAACCGGACGCCCACACTGAACGAGGCAGCAATCTCGTCATGCAACCTGATCCGGTTTCAGCCTGATCGGCAGGGCATGGCGTTGCCGCAAAAGCTGGGCGGATGGAACAAGTTCTACAATGGCGTCGTGCCGGGCGTCCCT